TACTCATCCACGTTATCCTGACCGGGCTGTTTGGATCGCGGTCGATAAGAATCAAACGAAATATATCATCGACGAACTGTCTATCGGCAAAGTTCCTATCGAAGAAGAAGCGGCGAAAATCAAGGAGAAGGATTCCCAGTATCGAGTGGCGAGAAGATTCATCGAGCCGGGCGCGTATGTGAAAGACCAGCACGAAACAGGATTGACTACGGCAGAGAAGCTGGCAGCGAATGGAATAGTGTATGAGCCGGCAACGAAGCTGCGGAATACGGCGAACAAAAGAATTGGATATGCTCTCGATTATGAAGTGAAAGAGGGGTACATGATAAAGCCGCCTGAAATGTTTGTTTTTGAAACGTGCTTGCTTACTATCAAAGAGTTTACGCATTGGATGTGGAGTGAGTGGCACGGAAAGACAGGGCAAGATAAAGAGCAGAAACAAACTCCAGTTGATAAGGACGACCATTCTATCGAGTGTGTCGGCAGAATCTTGATAACGGAACCGAAGTTTTTTCCTTACGTCGTTGAGGTGGACGCGTACGATACGAGCGCGGAGGTGGACGATCCTGATCCATTTGATTAACATTATTCTATGAATGAAGAGCAGAGAGAGTTACTTGCCTATCTGATATATCGTCAGTCTTTTGAGAAGTTGACGCAGGAGCAACAACGAAAAATAGATGATGTAATCAGAATAAAAGGAGGGTCGGCCACCTTCCATATCGACAAGGATGGAAATATCCAAGAAGTGGTAATTGACACTAGGTTTAAGGTTTGACATAGCTTTTGCGCGTGGTATAATATATTTAGATTCTATCCTAACTTAACACAAGCGGAAGAATCCAGTATCAGGCATTCTTAAAACTTATACCGTCCTAACTTAACATAAGCGGACGAATCGTATTCATTTTTTTTGTTGTAAAAAAACAAAATCAAGTGGACGCGATTCGTCCGCTTTTTTTATTGCTTAAAAAGAAATTGTATGAACATTTTAGTAACAATTCTCAATCTGATTTACGAGATTGACGAGCGCATAAAAAGCGCAGAGGCGAACTTTTGGGATATGCTCTTTCACGGAGAGTTCAAGGTTTTCAGTACCGGTGAGGTTAAAGGCTACAAAGTATATTTCCGGCAACTGGGTATCTATTTTGAGTATCTGCTTATCATCGACGGCGAGATATACACGTTCGGACAAAATATAAAACCAAGGACGCTGAGAGCAATCAAACATTTGTTTCTTGGAAAGAGGTTATACAACAAGAATGAGATTGCCAAGATAATCGCTCTCCTAAAAATGCAAGCCGGGGCAACAATTGAAAACCACGTTAAATAAACAAAATGGAAAATCAAGAAAAAATCCAAAGTCCTGCTGAAGCCGAAATTGAGGAGAAAGAAAGGCAAGGAAGCAAAGAGAATTCTCATTGGAAGATAGATGAGAAGTCTTTGCTTGAGCAGATAGACCAGGAATACACCGTATCCTATGAGGCTATGAAGCCGAAAATTGAGGAATGGATTTTAAGAATGAAACTGCTTAACAATCAGAAGCGAGACAAAAAAGCCGTGGGCGATCCTTTACTGTTTACTGTGATGATGACAGTACTCGCAGCGCTCACTACGGACCGGCTCGATGTTGAGTGGATGGGGACGGAAGCAGGAGACGAAGAGCAGGCGGAAAACCTGATGTATGTCTCTGATTATGACTACGACGCACTGGAGCTGGATATGTTCAACTTTCTTTGGGACTTCCAAGCGGCTTTTTTCGGGCGCGCGCTCGTGATTATGACCGATTTTGACACAGAAAGAAAAATACCTATTCCCGAATTGGTTAATATGCTCACTTGGATTCGCGATCACGAAGCCAAGAGCGTGAACGGAGACGCGCGCGGACGTGGAGCAATGAGATTCGGAGGACGCGAGATCTCTTTGACCAAGAGAGAAATGAAAGAGTCGCAGGTCTATTTCGGATATGAAGACTTGAAACCAACCGCAAGCAATGACACAAAAAGTTTGTATGACAACGCCGTCCGGTCCGAGATAGACGCTTCAGGCAGGGCAGAGAGCGCGACACAAAAGAATATCACGAAAGGAAGTAATGCCAGTATCAAGCTTCTCGAGTGGTTTACGCACAATGAAGATGGGGACAAAGTTGTTGTCGCTTGCACAACCGATAGAAAAAAGATTGTCCGCTACACGGAACTTAAAGAAATGGTTGGAGGAGAAATGAAACCGGCAAGAAAGTGGCCGATACAGGATAGAACTATTTATCCGGTGCCATTCTCTTGGGACAGCATTTCAATCCCGGACTTGGTGGAAGACAAACAAAGGGCAAGAAGCGTGCTTCTCAATCTGTCTCTTACGGGGGCAAAAATAGACACTTATCCGATGTATTTGTACGACACAAACAAAATTACCAGCAGAGGAAAACTTAATTGGAAGTTCGGTAAGCATATCGGAATCAATGGCAATCCTGCCGGTGCGCTTGCTCCGATCGAGAGAAACACCGTCAAGAACGAGGTGCAGTGGGTACTGGACTTCCTGGATACAGCCGCGCAGAGAGCCACAGCCGCTACAGAGCAACAGCAAGGCGTTGTCGCAGACAAGAAAGCCTTGGCAACAGAACTTAATATTGCGGAAAACAAAGCAGACCGACGCTATTCATTGTCGGCAATGATATTTGGAAGCTCGGACAAAGGTTTCTGGAAACTATGGTACCAGAAATACAATATGTATTTCGATGAAGTTTGGGAGAAGTGCGTCAGAATTATGGGCGCCAACGGCACGACTTTCAAGAAATTCTCTCGTGACAATTTCATTATGAACGGCAGGGACCCGGATATTAGAATCGTAAGCCGGGCAGTGAGCGAGCAAGAGAAATTTAACAAAATGCAGAAAGTACGAGCGTTTATCAAGGACGTACTGGAAATGGACAAGAGCGCAAACTTCCGCTACGCATTGAAACTCGAGGGTAAATTGAGCGGATTGAGGAGGGACGAAGTGGACGGAATAATGCCCAACAACTACGACGAATACAAAGCGGAAGACGAGAATGCTCAAATCAATAACGATAACGGCAAGGCGGTAAAGGTTGATGTTTCGGACGACGATTTGATTCACATCGAGATCCATCGGAAATCCCTAGACGGCAAGAAGAAAGAGGCACACATCAAGGCTCACAAGCGCGCACTGCTTCTTAAAAAGAAAAATGAGAAGTTCGCCACTAAGCGCGATATGAATACGCCCGAAGCTTCAGAGGATATTGGAAAGATGATGAGCAAAAGTGATGGGGCGCAGGTAATTAAATAAATTGCAAATATGGACAAAGAAACACGACAAATAGCATTACTCGAGGATTTACTCAGGCACGAGGGTTGGAAGCTCTACGAGGCGAATATAGTAGCCAATATCGAGCTGGTAAAAGAATGTATCATCGGCAAAAAGGACGCGGATAGCAATGATCTTACAGATAAACAGGTGGACGGACTTCGAGAACGCCTGGGGTATCTGGAAGAGTTGAAAGAAACGCCAAAAAATATGATTGAGATGTTGAAAGGACAAAAAAACCAGCCTTTGCCGGAAGACGATTCCGATCCATACGCCAAGTCTATCGAAGATTTGATTCCCGCTCCTTAAAAATATATCGCATAGGCACGTCCTTTTCCCCTATAGTCGTTCGCAATTTCTTCTGTAGGGGAAGAAGACGGGCTTATGCCTGTTCTTATCCGGCATTATGCCGAGGTATTTTATTTCCGTCTTTAGCGGTTTCGGCATTTATCCGCGACAGACGAGCTTAACAACACAAACTATGCCAGAGGAAAACGAATCCGAGGAAGTCGATGAGACTGTAATCGAGGGGGGAGAGGAAAACTCCACCGAACAAAAAAACGACAGCGACAATGAAGGAGCCGATAACAAAGGCGAAAGCAAAGAAGCTGAAGAAGAGTTTAAAGACGACTTGGCAGAGCCGGTCGTCAGAAAAAAGACCAACGCTGATTGGGTCGCCGAGAGGCGAGGCAAAAAGATAGAGAAAATGAAGGATCAGCAAAACAAAGATGAATCCAAGGAAGAGGGTGCGGAAGAGGAGGAGGAAGACGTGGACGAAGAGGACGCTAAAGTTGTCCGAAAAATTCTTAAAGAAGAACTTGGTCCGGTAATCAATCCGATTCTAGCCGAGAAATCCAAAGCCGAAGATGACATCGAGATTGGCAAAGTGCTTGCCGAACATCCGGAGTTTAAACCTTATGAGGAAAAGGTGCGACGCTTTATGGCCCACCCCTCACGCAAGAATCTACCGGTCGAAACCGTTTTTGCCGACGTGATAGGGGTCAAAACTCTATTACAACTCGGAGCAAAAAAAGGATTGTCCGCAGAGGAAAAAGCAAACGAGGGACGGACAGGAGGCGGAAGCAATACTTCCACTCATAAGAGTAAAGCCGAGGAGATTCAAAATATGTCTCACGAAGAGTTCGAGCAGTACAAAGCCAGTATCAGGTAAGAAATTGCGTCTTAGAAATTGCGTTTAATCAACCAAAAATGCTAACGCATTTTATAAAGACGAAAATATGAATAATCGTTCAAACATCCCGGAAGAGGTGGCTGCCGTCTATGATAGGAATCTCCTTGATAGAGCGGTCGCTTTCTTCCCCCACTTGAAATTCGCGCAAATCCGCGACATCAAGGAACACGCCGGAACTTTCACAATCAACTTCCGACGTTACTCTAATTTGGCTGCGGCTACTACTGCGCTTACTGAAGGTATTACTCCCTCAGGCAAGAGCCTCGTAGTGACCAAGGTTGAAGCGACTGTTTTGCAATATGGTGATTTTGTCACCGTTACCGATGTGGTGCAATTCAGCTCCGTCGATTCCGTGCTTTTGGAAACTTCAGACATTCTGGGCGATCAGGTTTCGGACACTCTTGACCAGTTGGCTCGAGACAAATTCCACGCAGGTACTTCCAAGTATTTTGCCGGAAGCGGACACACTTTGCGTTCGCAGGTTGCCGCAGGTGAGCTTATTACCGATGTTCTTATCAAGAAAGTTGTGAGACTTTTGAAGAATAACAAGGCTAAGTTCATTACCAGAATGGTAAATCCGAGCAATAACTATGCCACTACTCCGCTCAAGGCAGCGTTCATCGGTATTTGTGATCCTAGTACTACTTACGACTTGGAAGCCATCACCTGTTGGACCGGAATTGAAAAGTATGCCAACAAGTCAGACATTATGGAAGGCGAAGTTGGTTCTTTCGGACAAGTACGATTTATCGAATCTACAAATTCTAAG